CTTATTATAGAACCATTCCTTATGCAATAGGCGATTCTACAAAGCAAGAGCTTTTAGATATAGCTCTTACTCCTGATGCATTTATAGATATAAGTTATAAAATAAGTTTCTTTAAATTACCTAGTACTATACAAAAATTTAACACAACTGGTTTAGACTGTGTATGTCAAATATTAAAAGTATCAGAGTCAGGTAGTAAAATACACAAGGATAAAAATCGTTATAACGAATACGAAAATATATACATGCCACGTCAAACTGTAATTAGTTTTCCATTAACAGAAAATTGTGGAGAAACATGGTTTTATAATGACAAAGAAGAAAATGTTGCAAAGATAAATTATGACGGCTATGGTGCAGTGTTAAATACTGGTGAACACTTTCATAATGTTTACTTCACAGAAGACGATAATACTAGAATTGTTTTCCAGTTATGCTTTGAAGAAACATATAATGAAGTATGTACTTTGTACGAAGAGCATTTGAAAGGATTTGTGCTATGAACAACGATTATATTTTAACATTACCTAGTCTTTTAGATGAAGATTATATGAAAAAAATAGGTAAAGAAACTTTAACAGAAGAATGGTTAAGCATAGGTGATGTACAAGCACTCCGTAAATTTACAGATACAGTTACTATAGATGTTGAATCAGATCCGTATTTAAAAAGTATAAGAGACACATATCCTAAATTAGAATCTTATATAAAGTTATTAAAAATGGATAAAGGACAATGGCCTACTCATGTTGATACACAACGTAGTTGTGCAATAAATATTCCTATTCAAAATTGTGATGAAACTAAAGTCACACAAATGGGTAAAAAAGGAAAACTAGTAAAGAGTATTGTAACAACTTTTGGTGATGTAGAAGCTGAATGGCATTCACATCAGTATGTACAATATGTAGCTGACGCTGTAGTAGATTTTGAATTTGCATTACAAGGGCCAACTTTATTTAACACTAAGATTCCGCATGGCGTTATTAATTACACAGATACTCAAAGAGTTATAGCTACATGGTCATATGATGACGATTTTGATAATGCAAAAAAGGATTTCCTTAATGGATAATAAAAAGTGGGACGAAGTCTACACAAGTAAAAACATTGCTTGGGGTAAGTCTACTAGTACCTTCTTAAAAGAAGTAATACATATGTTTCCGGAAAAAGGCAAAGTTCTTGACTTAGGTTGTGGTGAAGGCAGAAATCTACAGTATCTTATTAATAAAGGATATAATGCTGTAGGGTATGAATTTTCAAATGTAGCAATTTCTCAAGCAGTAACTAAAAATATAAAACATAAAGATCTTATACAAGAAGAATGGAATATAGGTAAATTTGATGTAGTTATAGATTTTGGCTTTTATCATTTTTATCCAACAGATAAACAAAACGAATATTTTAAAAAGTTAGATAGTGTATTAAACACTGGCGGAATTTATATAAATGAATCTGCTAGACTAGTGGGAGATCCTTGGACAGGCGAAGATAATCCTTTAGGTTATAAACCCCCTCAGCTTCAGCGATCTGACTTTGATATTTTTGATAATTATAATAGAGTAGTTCTTAATAAAGGAGAATTGCCTGCTCACGGAGATTGGAAAACATATCTTTGTTGGCAAGCCGTATATAAAAAATGAAAAATGCAATAATTTTTAACGATAGTGGACAGGATCTTACCCGTAGAACTATGGGAGCATATAAAGTAGCTGATATGATGAGAAAGGTTGGCTGGACAGTTGAGATAATAGATTGGGTTGAGCATTGGTCAGATAAAGAGGTACAACAGTTTGTTGATCAGTTACCTTATAAAGTTACTTTGTTTGCCTTTGGTAATCTATGGATGACAGATACAACTGTCGTAAATAAAATAAGTTTTTTGAAAAAAACATATCCAGGTTCAAAGTTTTTATTAGGAGGACCTAAGCCATACCAAACAGACTTTGGTGCTGACTGTATGGTGTTTGGTTATAGCGAAAAAGCTCTTTTGCCTGTATTAGACTGGATGTTTGACGGTGGCGAACAACCTAAAGGAAGGTATCCTGAATGGGCACCTAATAGTTTGCTAGTAGATGCTAATCATATGTATGCGGGACTAGACATAGATAAATTTGATTGCGAATATCACTCTCATGATTTTATTGAGAATCATGAAGCACTAACATTAGAAACTAGTAGAGGATGTAGATTTAAATGTAAATATTGTAATTATGCATTTTTAGGAGTCAAAGAAGATTATGGTAGATCTGAAGATGATATGTATAATGAACTAATGCGTAATTACGAAAAATGGGGTACAACAAATTATATTATAAGTGATGATACTTTTAATGATAGAGATAACAAGATTGAAAAATTAGCGTTAGCTGTTGAAAGACTTCCTTTTGAACCTAACTTTACTTGTTTCATAAGATTAGATCTAGTTATATCAAAACCACATCAAGTAGACTTATTGATAAGAGCAAGGTGTTGGGGACATTTTTATGGAATAGAAACATTTCATCCACAAGCGGCAAAAGCAATTGGAAAGGGTATGCACCCTGATAAAATTAAAAAAGGGCTGTTATGGATTAGGGACGAATTTAATAATCGATTAGGTCTATATAGAGGCACTTGTGGAATGATAGCTGGACTACCATATGAACCTGTACAATCTTGGTATGATAGTTTAGACTGGTTAGATAAAAACTGGGAAAGTTTCTTCTATTGGGGATTACATATAAGTGATGATCCTGATACACAAACACAAAGTGACTTTAGTGTTGACGCACAGAAGTTTGGTTACTTTGAAACAAAAAATCAAGAAGTACTTGACTGGTCTATTGAAAAAGGATATAACGTTCCTTTTAAAGCTGATCCTATGGGAAGACTTAATAACAAGTTAGATAATAGAGCGTTAGTATGGGAAAATGATATTACTAATTTTAAAGAGGCATCATTGTTTGGAGAAATGTATCACAACAAATACTTTTTTAAACAACGACTTTCAAATTTTGATATGACTGAATATATAGGAAAGTTTCCAGAAGATAAAAAAGAACTGTTAAGTTTGACTTTAGATGAAATGTACTTAAAAAGAAAATATTCTTCTGTTAACAAAAAAAGAATAGAACAGTATAAACAACATAAACTATCTCTTTTTAAATAATTTGATTTTCTATTTGGTAATCGATATGATTATCTAAATGCGGTATTAGGTTAAAGTTAAGAACATATCTATCGTTATTGTTGTGAGAATTTACAGCACCGTGTGGCTTACCAGTATCAAGATAAAACATTTTATTTGACCTTGTAAAAGAATAATCTTTACCTAAAACTCTCCAAGTATAATCAGCACCTGGAGTAATACAAATGTGCATCCTAATTCCTCTATACCAAGGATAATCAATATGTGCAGTTTTTTCTTGACTTAGTAAATCGTGTCCAGCTTCTAGTTTTATTAATCTTATTTGTGTTACTTGTCCTTTAAATTTACTAACAACTTCATCTAAATAAGGAAACCAAGCAGGACTCTTTTCTGTATATTCAATATCTATTGGACTATCAATTGTTTTATGAGAATGTACATTACTTGATAATCCTTGCCCTAATGGGTCTTTAGAATTTAATGTTGATTTAAAACAAAGTCCGTAGTAGCCCGGAACCACATGTTTCCCTACAGGACTGTCAACAGTATATGGAATCATTTTAAAATTATTTAAAACATCTTTTATTCCTCTATCAATTTCATCTAAATTTACATCGTATCTATTGGGTAACCCAACTACATTATGTTTGCTTGGCTGGTAGTTGGTATATAGCTCTTGCCATTTATTCACATCGTACATGTACATATTTATAGGCAATAAATACTAACAGTTAAAAAAGAGAACCCTAATATGACCAAAGACATAGATCTTAACAATATGAATTATTACGAGCTCGAGCCAGAGAATAATTCGTTTTATGATATAGTAGTTGATATTACTCACCGTTGTAATATGGAGTGTAAGAACTGTTATGTTCCAAATAGATTTATACCAGATATGCGACTAGCTGAATATACTAAATTTGTAGCAAAATTACCAAAGCCAGTTATGTTACGCATTGTAGGAGCGGAGCCAACTCTTCATCCAGAACTTACAGAGTTTATAAGAATTGGATTTGAACACGGGCATAATTGTATCTTAATTACTAACGGACTTCGATTAGCTAGTCAACCCTTTGTAGATAAAGTAGAGGCAACTGGACTAAAACATGTATACATGAGTTTGAACGGTATAGATAACGATGATTGGTACGAACAGATAGATGAAATGAGATGTGCTACTAAAAAAATAAAAGCATTTATAAATTGTAAAGATAAGTTTAATATGAATGCAGGAATAATTTTAGTAAAAGGTATTAACGAAGAAGCTCCAAGAGCCGCCTTTGATTTAATTACTAGAGAAAAAGTTCCTGATATAACCTTGCGTTTTAAGAATGTAGGGCAACTTGGAAGATATCAAAAAGATGCTGACGAAAATTTAAAAATGGCAGATATGGTAAAACTATGTGCAGATCAATTAGGTTTTACAGAAGATTATATTTGGAGTCATTATGGTAAGCCTCATCGATATAGTAATGTTGTAGAACCAGGCACTATTGAGTTTCCATTAGATCCTAATAATAAAGAAAGATACAAAGGGCAATGGGTAAAGATAACCGATTGGGATACAGATAACGAAGTAGGTATTCCTGATCCTGGTAGTGTACGTAGAGGGAGAGTAACTAAAGATTGGAAAGTAGCACCTTTCTATGAGCATGTTAAGATGAACGAAGGCGAGTACTAATGAAAGTAAAGGATCTAAAGTTAGATTTTAGTGATGTACTTATTGAGCCTTGTGAGAGTGAGATTACTCTTACACGTAAAAGTGTTGACATTGAAATAGAGTGGTTAGATACTACAGCAACTCCTGTAATAGTATCTAATATGCTTAGTACTGGTACTTATAAGATTGCAAATATACTTACTCCAGAACGCATCTTTACATTCATACACAAAGAATATACTGTTGAACAGCATATTAATGAATTAGAAAAAATGAAAGATAGAAGGTTCATAGCTATTACTAGTGGTGTACGCTTACAAGATAGAGAAAAAACAATCGAAGTAATTAGTAAGTTTCCTGATATCGGAATAATCAATGTTGACATTGCAAATGTATATGCTAATATACAAGGTATGATTGATACAATAAAATTATATAGAGAAAAATTTCCTAACATACAAATATGTGCTGGCAATGTAGCAACAGCAAGTCCTATACAAAAATTTGTTAAAGCAGGAGCAACATTAATTAAAGTAGGTGTTGGTAGTGGCGCCGCCTGTAGAACACGTTCAGAAGTAGGTACAGGTGTACCGCAACTAAGTGCTATTATGGATTGTTATACAGAAGCACAAAAGTATGGTGTAGGAATTATATCTGATGGCGGATGTGTTACTGCTGGCGATATTTGTAAAGCAATTGGCGCTGGTGCTAAAATGGTAATGATAGCAGGTATGGTGTCTAAGTCAGAAGAGTGTGATAATATTGTAGAAATAGATGGTAAAAAATATATAAACTTTTACGGTTTAGGTAGTACAACTATGTACAATCGTACAAATCCAACAGAACAAGAGTATAGGCCTAACGAAGGTAGAGACTTGTTAATACCGTGTAAAGGGTCGATTAAAAGCATTTTAAAGCAGATACAAGGCGGTTTACGTAGTGTATGCACTTATGTAGGTGCAGAGAACATAACACAGCTATATAAGTGTACTACGTTTGTTCGTGTAAACAACCAAATTAACAACAGTTTGGCGAAGTATGAACAATGATAGATTATGCTAATATATTAAACAATGGTGTAGAAATAAGCAGTAGTGGTACTACAGGACCTGCTAAAAAGGTCTTTAGAACGCCAGATAACTTAAAGGCTTGTATTGATGTTGCTATTGAGGCTCAACAGCTTGTACGAAGCTCTAAGGTGCTTACAGTAACTCGTATGACACATGCAGGCGGCTTATTAACACAAACATTACCTGCTTATAGTATAGGTGCAGATTTTAAAGTACAACAATTTAATGCTTTTACATTTTTAAAAGATTTTAAAGATTACACACATACATTCCTCGCTCCGGCACAAATGACCGCACTTATGAATACAAAAGGATTTGAAGATTGTGATCTTACAGGCAAACGTATACTAGGAGGAAGTGATCCTGTTAGTTGGGAAATGGTTGAAGCATTTGTAAGTAAAGGTGCTGTTGTACAGCCTAACTGGGGAATGAGCGAAATAGGACCAATTACTATTAATATAGAATTTGATAGCATTGATAAAGTACAACACGTAAAATCAAAAACACCAGAAGGTTATACTATATTAGGAGATAAATTTTATTGTGATTGGAAAATAGTCAAACACGAATTATATGTAAAAGGACCGACTAGTATATATAATGATTGGTATGCTACTGGAGATTTAGTATCTCTTGATATGGGTAGACGGATGTACTATCTTGGACGAAAGGAAAACATATGAAAAAGTGTATGTTCAAATTTGATTTTGATTATGATAAAGAAAAACTTTTAAAAGAATCACAGTTACTAAATTATACACCTGTTAATTATAATAATTTTTTAACACGATCATCTAATGAAACTAACAATGATAATCTTTCTTTTGTTGAAAAAGACAAACAATGGTGGGATAAACAAACATCTTGGAATGCATCAAGAGAGCCTAAAAGCAAAAATGCTAATCTTTCTGAAAGTAAACGTATTATAGAATTATTCAAAAAAGTTTGTAATACTGATAAAATTAGACCTAGTTTCTTAACTCAAAAAAAAGATACAGAAGTTTTATTACATATTGATCCAGGTACATTATGTAAAATCAATCTTGTTTTGCAAGGAGGTCAAACTCCTATAAATTTTCAAGGATACGGAGACGAACTTTACGAAGTAGCATTATTAAATATAACGTTGAACCATAGTGTACCAATTCAAACAGACCAAGATAGAATATTATTTACACTACGTTTTACACATCATAGTTATAACTATGTACGTCGAAATCTACAAAATTATTTTAGGAGCAGTAAATGAGACCATACTTTGAATATGTAGAAGGTATAAACTTTTCAGAAGAAACACGCAAAGCACTAGCAGAAAATATTCTATCTAATGCTGAAGATTATATTCGCAGTTCAAACGATCATGCTAACAAGTACGGAAAGTATGATTGGAATTGGTTTTGTCCAAGGGATTTAATTCCTACACAACTTATGGACGAAGTAGGAAAACTTTTTAAAATAGATGTAGCATATGAAATACTAGGACAAACACCTTACACTGACGGTAAGATACATATTGATCGTAAAGTAGAAGGACTACCTCCTAGAGTAACACTTATTAATTTTCCTATATATCCATTTGATATGAATACATACGGACCAACAAACTTTTTTAAACTTACGTCAGGAAAATATTCTGATTACGATAACGCTGTATTTGAAAAACAATGTAGTGTTGACTACAAACATAATAAGCCTGTAATTTTTAACTTACAAGAATATCATAATGCTGTTAATGATACAAATGATTATAGATTTAATTGCCAGTTTACAACTGGTTTAGAATTTAATGAAATTATTGAATTGTATGATAATAAAGAATTATTTAAACTAAGTTAACCCAAGCACTGTTTTCATAGCCTTGGAATTTATTATCAGTAGTATTGTAAATAACCATTCCGTTTGCGGCTGTAAGTGCATTACGTTCTGTAGTTGTCATTGATCCAAACTGTACAAATCCACCTGAAGTTACATTACCTGCTGAAACAAGATCGTTGTTACCTTTAATACGTAATGCTTCACCGTACGTGCTAACTGCCCCGTTTCTAGTTCTAATAATAATATCAGCATCAATATTTACTGTGCTTGCTGAATTGATAACAGTAGTCATATTTGCTGTAATCATATTATTGCCCGAATCATCTAATGCTGACCAAGCAAAGCCGCCAATACTATCTCCTGCTAGAGCAGTTGTTTTGTTGGCAATAGTACCTCTTGCTTTATAAAAACCAAATTCGTGTGATATAGCACTATCTTGTACGTTTCTCAATTGAAACGTTGATAATGGAAATGATCCGGGTACAGTTGTGTTATAATAAAACACATTTGGGTTAACACTTTTTGTACCAATATCAATATTGTTGTCAAATGTAGACGCCTGCATAGCATTAATTTTACCAAGCAACTCACCTTTAACAGCATCTACTAAACTTGTACTGTCATCACTAAATAATGAACCAACTACATCACCGTTAACATTACCAACTACGTTTCCAAAGTGTGTACCTGTTGTAGTACCAACTACGTTACCTGTAACTGATCCTGTAACATCACCTGTTAAGTTACCAACTACATTAGTTGCTGTAACTGAACTAGTTACTACTGGTCCTACAATTCTTCCGTTTATAGCGTCAACTAGGAGCGTTGAGTCATCACCATAAATGTTACCACGTATGTCAATTGCTGGATTATCTGTTGCCGCCCAATTTGAACCGTTGTATACAAGGATCTGATCGTTCTGTGCGGCTAACGCTTGTACGTTACCTAAATCTTCTAAATTCTGTGTTGATACAGATACTGGAGTACCACCTGTTGTGGCTCCGTCTCCAACAAATACTTCTTTGCTGTCTGTTGTGTAAACAAGTTCACCTTCAGCTGGTACATAACCTGGACTGGTTTGTAGTGCTGTTTTGGTGCCTCGTTTGATTCGTAAAGTACCCATGTAATGCTCCTAATTCATTGTTACATGTATTTATATCAAAACTACGATATCTCTACTTTTTCTTTTTAGTAGGATTCTTTAAAAATGCTCTAGTTTGCTTTTGAACATCACGTTTTACCTTTGTTGTATTTAATCTAAAGTCTACATGCACAATATCATCGCCGTATTCGTTAAACAAATCGGCGATAGTGTCGTCTAAATTTGCGCCTGTACTACGTTTAGCATTACAATCTATCTCCCATATTTTACCTTTTTTAAACTCGATACGTATCGAATGAAGATAATTTATGGGTATAGTCTGTATATCTATATCTCTAAAAACTTCAGGCCAGTGTTTAATTACATCATCAGGTAGTGGCTTTGGCACTAGTTTTCTTCTTTGTAGTAGGAACAAGCTCTTCTGCTTGTGCTCTAAGCGCCTTTGCTTCTTTGTATAGTCTGTCAGCATCACTGCGATATTTTGCGGCTAAATCAGCATCAGTTAATACACCGTCATTAGGTGCTTGTAAATTAGCGGCTTTTGCTTCAGCTACCACTGCCGGATTTGTTGGCTTTGGCATTTCACTAACACTACCAGCTTCAGTAATACTTTCACCTGGTTTTAGTTCATTGGGATCTTTAAGAGCCAAGTCACTAATAGTAACACCTCTTTGATCTGCAATAATTTTGTTAAGTTCATCTAGACCAATTACGGTTGCAGTGTTTGGTGTCATTTCAATTTCACTCATAGGTAACGGTTGTAATTTACCTGTGCTATGAAACCTTGCTAACATGTTAGCACCATCACTAAGTTGAGTTCTTGACATTACTTCAGCAAATTCAAATGCTGTTTGTGCCGAATTACTTTCAACTGTTTTAATTAAGACATCGTGATCTTCATCTCTAAGTGTAGCAGTATCAATTACTAAAGAATTCACAGGTGGATTTTCACCTGGAATAACTCTGTATGCTACTACAACTTTACGATTATTTTTCTTAAGTCTGCCTACGTGTTTAATTTCGGCCATTATGCATCTCCTTTAGGTGCTTCCGCTGGAGCAGTTCCTTCAGTCTTTGCTTTTGCTTCTTCTTCAGCTTTCTGGACTGTTTGTAGGAATGCATCTAATTTATTAAATGTTTTTCCAACTGCTTCCATTTCGTTTGCTTTGAATGCGCCTCTTTGTGATGCGACATCAATAATAGATCTTAGTACTCCAAGATCTTGTACAGTAAGTTCAACCGGTGCTGTTGATACACCTGCTTGTGGTGCTTCACCTGCGGGTGCCGCTTGAGCTTCTGCTGTTTTATTTTCTTCAGACATATTGTTTACTCCTTGTATGTATTATATATGCACTTAATATTTATTTGTACTTCAAAAGTGGACATGCTAAAACGAAATAAGAAAGCTCTTTTGGGTCTTCAAACCCTGCTCTAAGAACCGTTTCAATCTTATTTTCTTTAGTTAATCCTATCACTTTTTTTAGAAAGTATCTCTTTTTTAGATTACTATCAATCCATTTAGAAATAGCATTTTCTATATTATAAGTGTGTGGTAAGTCTATTGTGGTAAGATGTGAAGACTCATAAGATAGCCTTCTTATCTCAAAAAAATCTTGAGCAGTAACTCTATTTTTAACGATCAACGTGCCTCCTCATAGTGAGCAGTTACACCAAACGGTGCTTTAGTATTCTTATCATGATGTCCATGTATAATGAATACTGTTTCGCAGTAGTCTTCATCTCCCCAACTACCAAATGGGTATCCATCTGTAAACATAATAAACTTCTTAGGTGTTATATTATGTTCTTTCATATATTCCCAATTAGTCATAAAGTCAGTACCGCCACCGCCTTGTATATCGTAACTAAGCAAGTCCTCACCGCCATCTGCACTAAAGTCTTGTTCATTATATACGGCTGTATCAAATGTCCATAACTTAATATTATAATCTTTATATTCTTCCATAATGCCTTTAATCTCACCTAAGAAATCTTTAGCCTGATGATCACCAATTGAACCACTCATGTCAAGTCCAATAGCAACATCAATTGTATCCATAAAGTTCATACCTGGAAGTATTGCACCAGTATGCCAGCCTTTACGTGAAGGACGACTAAACGTATAATCGTTTCTAATTGTAGATTGTATTTGCTGACGTAGTAGTTCACGCCAGTTCATTTTAGGTTCTGTAAGTTCTTTAATAATACGTTGTACTTCTGCAGGAGTGTTACCAGCACCTGCGGCTTGTGCAGAACTTAACATGTTTTCTTTTACTTCGTCACGTATCTTTTTAAGTTCTTCTTTGGTGTATGTAGGACGACCTTCGCCTTTGCCTTCTTTGCCACCGCCTTTGCTTTCGTTACTACCTTCTGATTCTTTTTCCCAGTCAACGTGTTCATCAAGTAAATCACCAAGTGCTTCTAAATATTCTTGGCCTTTTTCTTCTGCTTGTTTAAACAAGTCATCATACACTGCTTCACTCATCCAACCATCATATTTAAAGTCTTGATAGCATTGTACAATCTTAACCATTTCACCAATACGGTCACGTACTAATGTATTGTTTACGATGTAATCACATGCGATATTGTGTAGTACTGGAATACGATCTTCTCTACGTGTAATATGATCGAAAACACAATGTAAAATCTCGTGTGCGATTACAAATTCTATTTCCTTATTGCTCATAGCATTAAAGAATTGTGTGTTATAATATAAATGTTTGCCGTCTGTAGCGGCAGTAGGACACCAATCATCACAGTTTTTAACAATAAGCCTAGTAGCCATATTGCCAAAGAATGGGTGTCTAAGTAGTAAACCAACACGAGCAACAATAATTCTATCAGCTACGTCTATTCGCATTTCTGCAAGTTCTTGCTCAGTAATGTCTGGATTAGGTTGAAAACCTTTTGTATCTATGCCCATATTGTGTACTCCTTGTGTGCCATTTTATACTTACAGTATACAGTATTTAATACCATTTGTCAACAGTTTTGGTAAAATATTGGGCAAGGTCTTACCAGCATAAGCCGTTGCCTTGCCCAATATCACCGTGCCTATTAGGCACTCTGTGCGGCTTGGATATACTTACCAAAACGCTCATGGAACTCATCAAAACACTCTACTTCATCTGGGTCGATTGGAAGTGAGTATTGTGTTAGAGCTAGTTTGATACCCATAACAACTAATTCAGTATCAAAGTTATCCATTGCAAACCTTAAGAAGTTATTTACTTTGTTGTCAAACTTCTTATCGTTTTTATCGCATGCGTCTTTAAGTTCATAGCAAAGTGAAACAGTCAAGGAATACATGGCACTGATTTCTTTAGTTTCACAATCCTTAACCTTACCTTCAAGTATGTCAGTAGGGTCAGGAAGTTTTGAAGCAACCTTACGATGCGCCATAAACTTAACGGCAAGTCCTTCGCCGACAGAACCACTTACCAAATCGGTAGTGGTGTTCTCATCATCATCGTCTTCGATAAGCTCGGAAACAAATGACCAAGAACGAGGTGTAGCAAACGAACGACTTGGGCTCTTTGGATCAAAGTCATACAAGTCCTTCTTGCTAAAAGTTAAGTAACCAACAACATCTTGGTGTATGTCGTTGTCTACTGCCCACTGGAACCAGTCATCAAAATCAACTGCTAGTTCTAAGTGAACAAATCTATTTGCTAACGGAGCAGGCATTCTATAAGTAACACCTTTGTCAGCATCTCTATTACCAGCCGCAACAATCAAAACATTGTCTGGTAATTTGTATTGTCCAATACGTCTGTTAAGAATAAGTTGGTAAGCGGCCGCTTGTACAGCCGGTGCCGCAGAATTCATTTCGTCTAAGAACAAAACGATGTAATCGAATTGTTTAGCAAACTCTTCCGTAGGAAGTTCTTGCGGTGGTGCCCAAGCCATTACATTATCATTTGCCGAATAGTATGGAATACCTTTAATATCTGTAGGTTCCCAAAGTGACAAACGTATGTCAATTAAATGTGATTTTTTAAGTTGTTTAGTGATCTGTCCAACGATATCAGACTTACCAATACCTGGAGGTCCCCACATAAACACAGGACGTTTCTTTTTAAAAGCTCGTATAATGCTTTTTTTTGCGCCATTAGGTGAAACAGTACGTAGTGCAGTATTTTCCATATTATATTCCTCGTTTGTTGTTATCAGTGCCATACTTTATTTCTAAGTATGTATATATTATACGATCATTAACTTCGAAAGTCAACCACTTTTGGACATTTTTTATAAATTATTTTTTTGTACCATTTAATAGAACCTATGCGACAGACGCCTAAAATGTACGATTTTCACGTCTAAACGGCTCTTAAACTGCATTTAACGTTTTTCTGGGGTGTTTGTATGTATTAGACTATAAGACCGTTATAAGAGCATTTAATGACGGTTTATTCGTGCCGTTTCATAGCCTTTGTAAGTCCGTACTTGCGTAAGTCCCCACTAAAAAGGTGTAATTCCATGCTCTTTTTTTCGTCTGTAACCCATATACTATATGATGTTAGATAGTAAGGACATGTAATAAATTGGTCTAAAAATATATAAGTTTGTGTTGTAAATTTAAAATCCCTAGGAAAAGGAATCTCGTACATCTGAATATCTAAATTTGTACCTAAAAAATCAAAGCCAGCTTCAGTAAGTCTTAGTCCGCCTGTTGATTTGCCTCTGGTGTTCTGCCACCAGTCTGACATATACTGTTTAACATTAGCATCACTGATAGCTGTGTCTGATTGTTTCAGAAAGACTTTAGTATATGTTTCTTTCCAGTTCATTCATCTGTAACCAGTTCACCTGAGGTAAGTTTATATACTGCAAAGTCTTCGCTTCTGAAAAGGTCGTTTAATTTTTTTGCTAGATTATGTGCATGTCCTGGATTTGAAAAAGATACTTTTTTGTATTTAGGTCCAGGATAGTTTGTAATTGCGTTTGACGTCTTTAGATTGAATGGAGCACCTTTAAAAAATACAGCCCAAATAGCTTCGGCTTGTAAAACTTGCTCGCATTTGTAAGATGCTTTGTCAACATTCTCTAAAATAATCGTTGGTTTTGGTCTACTCATATGCGTATCCTTTTAATTAACTACGCATATATTTATCTTTTTTTATTAGAAAAGTGCTACTATATTAAACTTGTTGAGTGTTCATATAGTCTATTAGAATCTTAACATCATCTTGATTAATACAAAATACGTGTTGTATCTTGTTTGGATTACCGTCATACTCTTGTATTAACTTTTCAACTAGAGTTGGATAAAATTGAGGATCTGTTATAGTACCTGTACATAAATCTTCTGATTCAAATGTAGGTTTTGTAAATAGATAAGGGTCGTTTTGATTTAAAAATAATACTAATATAAACCACTTCATTTCCAGTCTCCACCGCCGTCCATAGTAACTGTTACAGTTTCATCATCTGCACTAGATTTATTATCAACGATAAGTTTTTCTAGTCTTCCTTGATGATTTGCCATTACAGTTCCTAAGGCGTATACAAGTGCTTTAGCTTGTGCTAGTGGAATTCTGATTTCTTTTTGGTTAGTAGTTTCAGCAGTCTTTACAACTTGTATAAACTGTTGAATTGGTATAGTATTAATTGGTTCGTTTGTTTGCATCTGAAAGTTCCTGTCTCATTGTAAATTCAGTTTTAAAAGGACCTTTGTAATCATACTTTTCAAGTGTGACTAGTTTAGGACAAAAACTTCGTACCCAACCCTTGTCAAAGTGAATAATGTAATATCCTGCCGCATACAAACTCTTAGACTTTTTACTTTTAGTAAAGAGAGGTAATTTCTTTTGTACATTGTACATTACATTGTAAGGTGTACTAGACGTCGAAAAACCGTGTATTTCTTTAGTAGCAGAACTACCATCTGATATAGTTGCTTTATCATAACTAATACCACCAATAAAACTATTAAATGATTTAATATCAGTAAAGTAATCTGTTCCAGATGAACAACTATACATGTATCTTTTGTCTTCTTGTTTTGATAGTGTACCAATACGTTCACCATCTTTTTCTACAATCCAAAATTTGTTCTTTAGGATTGGCTTTGCCTTAATTGTCATTCTTGCCTCCATGTTATGAATACCTCGCATTGAGTGGATCAGCATATAACTGAACATTGTCTGCAATCCGTTGCATATCGTGTTTAGCACAAAATTTCATTAAACGCATACCTACTTGTGTAACTTCTTTTGCAACCATGTTGTCTTCAATTACATCGTTAATAATACTTCTAATGTTGCCGGGTTGTGCAGTTAAGTCACAAAGGACAACGTTACGTTGATAGTCATCAAGTACACGATGTTCTACACCTTCGTGATCAGTCCAGCGTTGTAGCATCATGTTGTTCCAGTTAAAGCCTTTATTGTCTTTATCTTCAAATGCTTCAATAAGACCAACTTTGTTCTTAGTACCTTTTGTACGTACACCAGGGTATGCACTAAACACATTATCACTTGTGTCACCACGCATACACTTTTCAAACAACATAAATTCTGGATTAGGAGCAGGCTTCGGCTCTTTAGTTTTCTTGTCAATAACAGGTTGCCTTTTCTTATCGTCAAAGTAACCTTCATGTGAAATAATTGTATTACTAACACCATTGTACTGTGTTACGTTCGGACCAATAAGTTGTGCAAAGTCACCGTCAGTACTAATAATAACATGTTTATCATTAGGATGTGCTTGTACCCAACCTGCAATAAGATCATCTGCTTCTAGCTCAGGGTGTTGCATCACAGTACAATTAGTCTTTGTAGTTACAAAGTCTTTAAACTCATCGAACATCTCCCAAAACACTTTATCTTCTTCAGCTTGCGATTCAGTAAGTGCATCACGTGCAACCTTTCTATTTCTCTTGTAAGGTTCGTAAAAGTCTTTACGCCAACTGCGTCCTTCTAAACAGAACACAACATGACTGCCATCAAAGTCAGCCCATGCTTTTTTAATACTGCTTAGTGTAATATGAAAAGCCATGCCTATCTTTGTGTCAAGATCACCACGTATTACATGTCTTGCACGAAAGAATGTGTTAGCTGTGTCTACTAGAATATATGTCATTAGTTTGCCTTTTTGTAATTTATAGTAGTATTATAGCACCAGATCTGGCTTATGTCAAGCATTATTTAACTTCAGCTTTACCATTATCGTCTGCTTTACTAGTTTCAATATATCCCATACCTCGATCAGTTTGTTGACCGTCTTCTTCTAACATCTGTGTAGCAATAGTTCTAAACCATTGATCAACAATATGCTCTGGTTGTTCGCCTGAGTATCCTGCATCAATAAGTTGTTCAATAAACTCATTGTTCCAATCGAGCTCAAAGAAACCGTTCTTAATGTTCTCTGGATTCACTTGTGTATCTAGTACTGCTACCCAAGGCTTCTTATCTTTAGTTGCTTGTGCTTTTTCTTTTTCAAGAATAGCTCTACGTTGTTCTTCTGCTGTAAGTTTTTTTACTTGTTCAGATTTCATACCCAACGCTTTTTTTACTTTATCTAACATATATTACCATCCTGCCTTTCTTATTTTATCTTCGTTAATAGGTGCTTTCATAGCTTTTTCATGTTGCTTATTTTTGTATCGTGCATCAAGTGCCCCACGCATTTCCGAAGAGTGAAATGTGTAGTCTTGGGGTAAATCTCCATCCTTCTGCCATACACGCTTCAGCCACGTCTTTAACGTTGAGGGCATATTCTTCACTGCGTCCACCCAACGGCATAAGATATACTGGACATTGTACCCCGGCACCTTGATAAGCACTGACAGCTCTTTTAACTTCATCAAAATCATCTTGAGTAGCGACAACAAACTTAAGATAGATGTCGCTATCAGTAACAGTGTTATACTGCTCAGCCACATCAGGCTTAATAGCAGTATCCCAAGGTTCTCCGCTAACACTAAGTTTTGGGGAACAAGACCAAGTAACTTGGATTCTGTCTTGATCGTTGAGATAGTTGAAGAAATCGTTGTGTAAGTGTTGTGTAGTATTTGTTTCAAATGTAACATTCCTTAAATCCTGCATACGTGGATGTTCAAATAAATCGATGTAGAGCTTTTGCCACGCCAATAAAGGCTCTCCACCTGTCATGATCAAATGTACGTCTTGACCATTATCTTGTACCCACTTACCGTTAGGAGTAAGTGATAGTAAATGTTCAACAACAGCATCAACACCTGCTAGTTTGTTAAAGTGTTTAAACTCAGGATAGATACTTGCATATGTATCACAGCCTGTGTGTATAATAGGCAAGTCGTTAAATTCTTTTGTAGTTTCGTGTACACCTTGATTGATAAGTTCCATTACTTCTGCGTTATGTTTCTTACCTGCTTTGTGTTGCTCCCAACGATCACGTTTTTCGTCTGTACCAAAGTTCATACAACGAAAGTTACAACCAAAGGTACGTAAGAACACACTAGGCACTCCTACAAATTTACCTTCACCTTGTACACTATAAAATGCTTCTGAGTATCTTAATTGTTTTTCTTTACTTTCCACAAGCAAACTCCTGTTGTAGTTTAATGTTATCCATAAACTCTTTCTTAGTACCTGCGTCATCTTTAAACGCACCTTTAAGTACAGTTGTTTGTGTAAGACTACTGTGTGCCTTAATACCCCTGTTCTCAACACAACCATGTGTTGCTTGTACATAAACACCTAAGTGTTCTGCACCTGTTGCTTTTTGTATTTCACGAGTAATGTCGTTTGCAAGTTCTTCTTGTAGTGTACCACGTTCAGCACACCATTGTGCAATACGTGTATACTTAGATAGTCCAATTAATTTGTCAGCGGCAATAATACCAATGTACGCAACACCTTTTACAATTTGATGATGATGTGAACACATACTTGTAAGTTCGCTTCTAACAACTAACATACCTGCATAACGGTCTTCACCATCATTTGGAAATGCAGTTGCGGCCGGCATAGGATCATAACGTCCTGCCATTAATTCATTAATATACATTTTTGCTAGACGTTTGCCAGTTCCCATACTGTTAGGATCATTATGCCTATCAATCACAAGTGAGTCTAGCACACTTTCAAAGGCTACAGTTGCTTCTTCAATTAGTGCTTCTTTGTCACCGTCTACTAAAACATCACTGATATTGTCACCAGCCCACGATCTAATACCAGCTTCTTCTAGCCTTGTTTTAATTTCTTCACTTTTGTTCATTTACTTCTCCGATGTTAAGGCAGTGGATTGCCTGTAATAGTTTATATTATACAATATATTTAGGTCTATGTCAACCTTTTTTAACATAATTTAGGTAGTCTTTGGCAATCAATTCATGTATATTCTTAGTATAATGCTCGCCGTCGACTCTGTGTTCGTCCGTTTCTATGTTAATGGCCTTTGCTAATTGCAAATAACCTTCTGCGGACGATGATGCTTTTGTACCTGCTTGCCAATCTCCGTAAAGCTCAACATTGTCAGGAACAAATACTCTATTGTTAATCGTCCATTGATACCATTTAATATCTCGTCTAGCACACATAGTATCAATTGCTAATAAGTCTAAACAATAGTCTTTGTATTGTAAAGGTGTTACTAGCTCGTGCCAAAGTTTTGTGTAGATATACTTTTCATGAAAGGGTTTAAAGTCTGCTTGTACTTTCATATCATCAAAAAAGAAACCTTTGAATTCTTCATAGTTCTCTTTTCTAACTTGATCAATCATTTCAATGTAATTTTCAGTTACACGATGATCTGTATATCTTTGTATCTTTTTGTCTTTTGGTTGATTGTCATCTAAGAATAAATCTACATTTGTGTTTTCACCAACATCTAAGTTACGTGAACATGCAAGTAAGAATCTATTCCAGTATGTACTTTGTACAAATACTTCATCAATGTCGTCATAACGATCAAGTATTGATTTAACCCAAGCAGGATATTTTCTATTACATCCACCTGGTTGACTATAGATAACAACTTCTTTATTATTTTCATCAGCATAGATCTCAGCATAGTTATTATCTTGCCATGCTGAGATTGTATCACCAATTTCGGAATATCCGTGTGCGTGACTGTCGCCGATGAATAGTGTTCTAGTCATTAAAATACTTGTCTAGCATTTCCATACGATCGTGTGCCGCGGCCATTTTATCCAGTTCTTTTTGAATAGTTTCAATAATATCTGAATGTTCGCCAATGCCCACAACCTTTTCCATATACACATTAATATTAGTTTTGTGTAATAAGATTTCTGCTTCGGCATGTTTTCTTGCCGCTTCAATCATTTGCTGTTTCAACATAAGTTCCTTTCCTGTAGTTTCCTTTGTTAGGTATCACGTGTCTTACGCCGCCGCGTGGATCATCCATATCGCCTTTGCGCCTAGGAATTAAGTGAACGTGTGGATACATAACAGTTTGTCCTGCCGCTTCTCCAACGTTTTGACCAATATTAAACGCATCACAATATCCGCGTTCAACCCAATCGTATCCCCATTTGTATGCCGCTTCCATACATTTAGTAAGGCCTTGCCAGTTTTCTTCTTTAGGAACAAAAAGTATATGTCCTTCAGTAACTGGATAACCATCTTTATATACTGTAAACTCTTTTGAGTCAATTAAAACATCTGTCCAAGGTTTAGAATCCATAATTAAATGCCACCATTATACGTTCTTTATCTACAAGTTGTTGTTCAACTTTGTGATGCAAATGACTTGGAAAAATAATTAAACTTCCTGTCATTGCCGCACAAGTTACATTAGGAGAGTTTGCTTCATTAAGTTCTGAAACATTTACTCTAGGCCAGTTGGCCTTCATGTTAGGATTAACAAGTGTTAGTCCCGGATGATCTTGATCTGCTTGAATATAGTATACTCCACTCCATGTGTCTGGAAGATGATTGTGTTCTTCGTGGTATGTGTATTTACGATTAATACTAAACCAACTGCTCTTAAGTGAAGGCGTATGTTGTAGTTTAGTTTGTTTGTGACATTCTTGTACACATGTATCGATAAAGTTTTTTAAGTCTTCAAACAACGGATTTTCTAAAATACTTTCATTACCATATGACGTGTATCCGTTAGCAGTATATCTTACAGGAGATGTATCTGTTTTTTCTTTTGCTAATAATTCAGGAACTACAGACTTTTGTAGCTCTTGAGACTTATCGTATACAGCTCTAAATACTTGTGTTGGAAAGATAAACTGCTTTTCAATCATTAATATTCTCCTACGTTTTCCCACGGATAAACTAACCAAACATCTTCTTCGGCTTTATTAACTTCATGACATGTGTAGTTAACTTTATCAAAGTCACTTGCTAAGTTTTCTGTTAGTGTAGCAAAGCGAACATTGTTACCAAACACATTATTCCATTTAGGATCATCTGGCAAACAACCTGCTTTCCAATCTTGTGTAATCCAATTAAACGTAGCACCAGTATCATTAATATCATCTACAATAAGAATGTTTTTATGATGCGGTCCGGCAGTAGGTCCTGGGTTTTCAACATAGCCATATGCATCTTCAGCCATCCAACAGTTACTTTCACTTTCACTATTATCATCACGTAGACTTACTTTAATTGCTTCGCAACGTATGCCAGTCATGTTACTAATAATAGTAGCAGGTACATTACCACCACGGGTAATACCTACAATATAATCAGGCTTCCAATTATCTTTATACATTTGATTTACAATACTAACGCACATTTTTTCAACGTCAGCCCAACTATAATAATGTTTCTTAATCATGATATCCATCGTCCTCGTCTAGTAATTGAATATTTCTTTTTTCAACATGCTTTGTAATAGCCCAACTTGGAACTTCTAAACATGCATCTTTAATTTCTTGTTCTGTATAAGTTTCAGGTTGCCTAATACCATATTTGTTAACTTGTTCGATAGCCCATTCAGTGAGGTCTTGTCTTGTATTAAACATTTTTTAAATAATCCTTATTGTCAATCCATTTACCGTTTTTAACAAAGCCCCAGCTTTGTGCCTTTTTACCCATGAAGAACAAACTCCAACATGGAATATTATTTCCATCTTCGTCTTTAGCAAGTTCTAACCAATGTAAATCTTTTGCTGAACGAAAACGTATGCTACCTGGACCACGCCAAAACTTACCTTGTGGTGTATGTTCCCAATAGCCGCCTTTAATAATAAATGCTCCCCAACTCCACGGATGATCATGTAGTGTAGGTTCGTCACTTACTAAAACTTTATGTAGTGTAATATTAAAAGGAAAGTTTTTCCTGTCTTTTAAAAACAAATACCAACGTACTAAGTAAGGTACTTTTCCGCTTCTATCTGTAATTACACGTTTTCTATTTCTAAAAAATTCAAACATTATATGTTTCTTTCTTTTAATTTGCCTTCGTAGTCTTGCTCTGTCATTTTGTAAATTAGTTTAAACTGCTCATATGCTTTTAAAAGTGCAGGATATTCGTCACACATTTCTTCTATACGTGAAACAAGAGGCATTCTATCTACAAAATCTTTTTGTTCAAAGGTAGGCATATTGTACGTAAACTCTGTACCTGTGTCGTTCATTTCCATACTATCTAAAGTTATAGTATGCGAAGTTGGATCACTGTCTGTTCCACCTATTGTAACTGTTAAATTAGAATCATTAGCAGTAGCATAACTAGAACTAGAAGTTCCAGCAGTATAAGTTATATCGTAATCATCACCCATTGCTTACCTCCTTGTATAATGCTTCACCACTAAAGAAAGATCTTTTTAAGTTGTATAATTGTGTATTCATAGGAGCCTTGTAACTATCATAGTTTTCCATATAATCAATTACTTTGTCAATAAGTTGTGGTCTAAACTTTTTGTATTGTTCAAAGTTTTTAGTCCAAATACTTGGATACTTAAAAGGTTGATCTGCCATTTCACTATAACTAAGTCTATCAGGAACCATAGGAATAGTATCAACTAACAAACCTTCATACCAACTAATACCTAATGTTTCTTGTAAGTTAGCACTAAACACAAGTTTAGCTCTACCTAACAAATTATGATAATCATTTTTTGATAGTTCTTTTTCTTGGCACACAACAAACTCATACTGTGGTAATTGTTCTTTTAAATCTCTAAAAATTTCAACTTGTTTCTCCGGAGCAACTCTGTGTGGAAACAAAATTATATCTTCTTTAGGCATACTTTTGTAACTATCTAAACTAGTAGCCAAATACTCCATTGGCCAACCAACACGTTTAATTTTATCTTCGTTTACCTGTTGGAATTCTTTAGGATTATCTTTGTTCTTAAATGTTTGTAAAAATAGATCAATATGAAACTGTGTAGCAAAAAAGTTGTGATCATAACAATCAAACATACTACGTTCTGCATTTCTTACCCAAGGCTTGTCGCCTATGAGTCTACCTAAAAAGTCTTGTGGATCATAACTACCTGCATGCCACAAACCACCAATGCGAATGTCAACACCCAATAGCTCTGCCATATAGCGTAGTTGAATAACTGTAGGATTCCAGGCATCGGTGTAGATAAAATAATCACCGTCTTTAATTTCACCACTTGCAAACATCCTGCTAATCTCTAACATCTGTTGAGATTTATAATTGTTAGTTCCAGCAAAGTTAAGAAATGCCCCAGGCGTTGTAGCCTGAGGTACTTCTCCACCACTAATAACAATGACTTCTTCATTCGTAGATCGTTGCAGTTGCTTTGGAAGATATTCTTTCCACTGCTTAGTATACCTAGTATCTACTGCTTCAATGTCTACAATAAAGATTGCCATTAGTGTCTCCTATTACTCTGATAACGTCCTTGACCATTACGGTCATTACGTTGGTTATTAAATTTACGTTTACCGCCTGAACGGAATCTGCTATAAGCCTGCCAAGCACGACTTTTATTATTATACAGATTGCTTTCGTCCCAAGTGTAGCCATCATGACCAAACAAGTAAGCGGTTCTACAGAACGCTTTAAAACGTTCTATGTCATCAAAGATCTTGACAATCTCTGGATTATTAGCAAAGTATTCACCCTGGGTGGCCATTTGTTATCTCCTTTAATAGCTAGGGTATGTAATATGTGCACCGTTCTCTCCGTCTTCGGAAATTTCGATGTGGACCTCACGTCCGGTATATTTTGTTGTAATCTGCTCGTATAAATCATCTGACATCATTTCACATGACTTATAATCTAGTTCAAGTGTTTTTTCTGCGTAAAGTTTCTCCATCCATCTTTTAAATTGAATAAACTCGATATCTCTGTCATTATGTGTAACAGTAATACCTACTCTAAAATGAAATATGTGTCTATGGGGATATCCCAAAAAACTAACATCATATTCATCTCCTGTTGCAAGACTAGGATCATCTAGTGCCGCAGGATACTTATGGATACCTTCTTTCTTAAAGGTTACCCAAATCATACGTTTTGCTTCTTTCATTGCTTTTGCTTTAGCGTCAATCATATCTGCCTCTTTCATTCTACGCATCATATAGTCATAATGTCGTTCTTGTTGCATTTATTATACTACCTTTACTCATCGTTGTCAATAGATATTGGTGAATCATTTTCATATTTTTCCCAAGATGTAAACTTATCTCTTGGTTGTAAATCTCTAGCATAATGTACCCAAACACCTGCATTTGATGCTTTAAAGTCCTTATCATCAATTTTAACACATGCATTATAGTTAAGTTGATCGATATGAGGCAGTTTTACACTAATCATACTAATAAACTTATTATGTTCATTGTATCCTGCTTCTAGCACATATTCATGATATCTAACATCATAGTCTAGTGTAACCCAAAACCCTGCTTGGCATAATTCTTGAACTAATCCATCCCATTGTCTACTAGTGCCGCCATCAATATTAAAACTTTGATTGGCACCTAAGTAGATATGTTCGACTGCTTCTTTCTTTGCCTTTGCAATTACTTCTGCAGGATCTTGTGGACCTACAACAAATAATGTATGCTCGCCGTGTACTGGCGTATGCTCTACTTCGTAACCTGTAAAGTATACAACGTCATCTTTGACGCCATCATCATAATCTCTATTCATTTTTATTAAGCTGATCCTTTACAGCGAGTTTTTGTTTTTTAAGACTAATAAGGTGAGCTTTGTGATTGTATGATCTATCACCTAAACGTTCTTTTTCAACATCTTCTACTTTGTTATGTAAGTAGTCGTGCATACTTTGTAGTTTTTTTGCACTTTTACTTTTTCTTCCTGTCGCCATCTTTATACCTCCGTAAATAAGTTTCCAAATCCTGTATTTGCATTTACAGTCTTTTTACCAGTTGCTCCTCTAGTGCCAATAATTGACATCCAAAATTTACTATATTCTTCTATGATTGCTTCTGCTTCATCTCTGTTTGAAGTTGCAAATATTGCTTCCACAACATCTCTAAAATATAGCCTGTCGAATTGCTCCTCCACAAGCATTGCCGGAACACTTCCACTGTCGTATTGTCTATTTGCCTCTTGTACTGCATTAATATGACTCCATACATTATGACCCATTTGTATAGCATAGCTAAAACTATCCCAACTAGTTGAATCTCTTTTACGCACTTGCTCGTTACCTTGCTCATCAAGGATAGGAGCACCATGCTTGTCTCGATCAATTTCACCTTTAAGTATTTTAGGCCCACCGACTTTATTAACATCACCAGGAGCATATATACAAACGTCATTTACTTTGATGTTTTTAGTTAAAGGACTATCAGTAAAGTTTTTAAAGATACCATCTGCTAATACTGCATCTCTAAAGTTACGTGTATCAGTTGCATACTTTAATTCATCAATACTTGGAACCATTCTATAGACCCATTTAGTTCTATCTTCAGTTTCAGTTTGAATATAAATTTGTCCATTTGCTGTAGCAAGGAAAGGAGAAGCACAATCAAATGTAATTGTAAAGTTTGGATTATGATACTTACGTACTGCTCTTTGTATGTCAGTTAGTAGTGTAGCCCATTCTAGTTTACTTGTTCCTAGAAAGTGCATAAAGTCATGTTTGCCTTGTTCAAGCAAACCATCAAAACGTAATGCTACAATACGTTTAAGAACTAAGTGTATATCACACATGTTCTGTCCACCCATTGACCATCCGTTAAAGTGTGTGTCTGGATACTTAGCCGGATCACAATAGTCTTTCATTTGTTGATACCAATCTTCTGCATCAGCATGATTTTCGCCTTGTAGTACATTTAAGAACTTACAATTACCGTTACGGTTAGCCATAAAGTAATCGTTATTAATACGTGTAGCATCAACTGCTTCTTGGTATGTACTAATACCTGTTGCTTTAACACCAGCAGGCGAACGTGCCACCCAAGCCGGAATATCAAGTATCATACCATAGTCCATATAAGCATCCATCCACGCAAGTACTTGCTCACGTTTCTTTTGTGCTTTAGGACAATTAGGATCTTTCCAGTCGCCTTCCCAAACACCTTTACCAATTTGGAAGCCACCACTGTCACCAAGTAACCAACTGTTTTTACGATCACGTTCTCTAACCATAAGTTCTTTAGGTGCATCTTTCATTGTATCTAACTCAGCATGTCCTGCTGAGTACAATGTCCAATGATAGTTAAACAATCCTTCTTTTTTGTTTAACCAATTCATACTTTCCATATTAGGATAAGGAATACGACTTTCTTCAACATATTCTTCACGTCTTTGTTTACCTACAAATGTTGCGTAGAATCCACTTAGAGCTGGAAGAAAGATTGCATAGTCTTTTTGTTCTGTTGTTAAGTCCGTATTCAACTTTTTCTCCTACTTAGATTGTGCTGGTAAAATGTAATTATATGTACCCATACCACTGTCAACTGTAATTTGCATTGCTCCTTGATCACTTAGACTCATTGTTGCTTGTCCATCTAAGTTTAGGATTGCTTGTACTTGTGCTACTGGATATGTCCATGGATGTTTCAAGTTACCTTCAACGCCTGTTTGGAACACAAACTTACCTGCGTGTGTATTTGCATCACCAAAGTAAAACATTACGTCACTAACACCACCAGTTTCTTCAACTTTAATTGTAAAAGTTGTTTCTTCTGAATGTGCCGCACTTTGTAATTTCATTCTTGTAATAGCCGCTAACGATGGAGTAAACTCTACGTCCCATGTTGCACCTTTAAACTTAACACTTTTAAGTTTTTCATTAATAATTTCTGTTGACATAAAACGGAAATCATTCTGGAAATCACCTGCTTCATTTTCAAAGTGAATACCTGTTGGAATAGTTACTCCGTTACGGTCTTGTTCAACAACAGTAAGTTTGCTATTCTTTTGATACTCTGGATTCTTTAAATGCAATGCAAGTTTATCCAAGTTAGGCATACCAAAAATGTTTGCACCAAATTCAGCTACCTTTTCTTTTGTGTTTGCTGACAGGATCACACTACGATCTTCTGCCATTGATTCAACTGTAGTACCGGCATCATCGCCTGTTACTTTCACTAAGCTCAAAAAGCCTAGAGAATGTGTCTTTGCTACTACATCTTGTAAAATATCTTTCATTATACTTCTCCTATGTTCCTTTTATTATACGACATTTTGTTGATAAAGTCAACTACTTTTTACTCTATTTCGGAGATCACTGCTCGAAAAACGGTGTTCTCTTTTGTTAAAAAACAGTTCGATTCCTCGTTTGGCACATATAGCCCTACCAGTAAACTTACCATTTTTGTATTCTTCACCTAAAATCCTAACGTCAATATGAAGCATATTTAGAATGTCTTCTAAGTCTGTTTCTGTTTGATATGGGATTATTTCGTCAACGTACTTGATAGCACTAAGTTGTGTATGTCTTTCTACTATAGTTTGTACGGGTGAATTCTTCTCTGGACGATCAAGACTTGGATCAATTTGTAAGCCACAAATCAAGTATTCACATTGTTCTTTTGCATCTCTCAGCATTTGTATATGACCTGCGTGGAGCAGATCAAATGTACTACATGTGAAGCCTATCTTCATTTCTTAAAGCCTTGTTCTTTTAAAAATCCATCTACTGTATATTTAGGTCTGAAGCCTAACTTATCCATCAAATGTGTATTTGCCTGTGTTTTTGTTCTTTCGCCAACAGTATTTAACTTTACAGGCAAGTCGGGTCTTATATCTTGGATCCGTACACATTCTCCTGTACCAATGTCTACATTTCCAGTAAGGTCTTTGTCCATTAATAAGATTATACCATCTGTAAGATCTTCTAAATGTATAAAGTCTCTTAGATGATTAGTAGTATATTCTAATGTATCATTAAGTAATTTGTCAAAGAACATTTTAGCTCTTGGACTTTCACTATACACTGTATGAAAACGCATAAACAATGCATTAGGGTGCGGAATGTTTTCTATAACATTCTTACTTGCGGCATACGGATTAAGATGCGGCTCATATTGTGAACTTGATCCTGCTACTAGTACTCGAACATTATTGTAGAATTCAAGTAAACGTTTTGTTCCTTCTACATTAGTATTCCAATACTTTGCCGGATCAGCAAGACTTTCTCTTACTCCTCCAATTCCTGCTAAGTGTATTACAAAATCTACCTTAGGTAGTTCTGCTGTTAAGATATCAGTACCTTCTTTAATATCTATACCAACTACTTCGTGTCCGTCAACTACTAATTTTTCATATAGTCTTGAACCAATGAATCCAAGATGTCCTGTTAACAGTATCTTCATGTTTCTTTCCTTTTGTTCTTATTGCTTTTTACAGCCGTTGATAATATTGGTAACCAAGCGCCAACTACATTTGCTGAATACAACAATGCTTCTGTATCTTTTGGAAAACATGCTCCTCCAAAGCCTTTGTCGCCGTCTGGACCTGGAACTTGCATATGACTATGTGTAATTCTTTTGTCCTCACCTACCAATGCTTTAACTTGATTATAATCTATTCCTGCTGATTCGCATAGATCAAATACTTCGTTAAAGAAAGCAACCTTAGTTGCTAAAAAACTATTACGTAAATATTTTGTTAAAATTAGTTCTTCTATTGTAGCATAGATTGGATTGAATCCTTTACATAAGATAAACACATCATTCCAAAACTCTACATTACCTCCACCAAATAACATTGTTGTTTGATTTTTAAAGTCTTCATTTGCATTTGCGGCAGTCAAAAACTCTGGACTAAATGTAATTTCTTTGTCTTGTGGCTTAAGATCTTTGCGCCACCCTTCTAAACTAATTGTGCTTTTAATTAAAATAGGTTTATCACTTGGACATGCTTTAACTACAGTTTCAACAATAGTCATATTACATGCTCCTGTTACTGTAGTAGGTGTTGGTACACAAACTATATAACCGTCACTATCGTTATTAATAACATTATCGTTATATTCAGGATCAACAACCTTTACTTCATGATAGTCTTTGAGTACTTCGTATACAGCTTTGCCTACAAACCCATACCCAATTAAAGTTAATTTCATTTAGTCTCCTTCTTTGCTTGCAACTTAGGATGTGGAGTTTTATCGTTAAAGATATCTCCAGCCATTGCTTGTATTTGTTCTACTAGATGAGTAACTAACTGTTCGTCATACTCCTCACCTGGTGCCTTTTTGTATTTTTCTCTATGTGCCTGCACAGCAATTCCGTGCATTGCACTAACCTTGTCCATTAGTTGTTGTATTGTATGTTGCATTATTCACCTCCAAAGTCAAACAAACTATTGAACGTATTGTTCTGTTTAGTGTCTTCTAAATCATAGTTTAGAACACCAATTAGGTTATCTAGTTTGTTATCAATAATAGTTGCTTCCATAGCATCGCCATCAAATGGCAGTTCTTTAAACCAATCCGGAATACGCAATTCATCTGTAGGATACGCAACACTTGTATAACCCAGCGGATTCTGTTTTAGTTTACAAACAATAACTTTCATACCATCTACAATTTCTTGCGAGTACTTGTCACCGTTCATACGTTTAAGTGTATTCCAGTTGATACTTGCTCTTACGTGTCCAGGCATGTTTGCTTTGCCTTGTTTTTCTTCAAGACGTTGATAGTGTCCAATTTTGTTTGCACGTTTAGGCGCACCTTTTTCAAAACCAGGACGTAATTTAAACTCCTTACGAAATTCTGTAATACGATCTAATACTTTTCTTTCTTCAGCATCAGTAAGCACCATAAGTAGTAACTCACTTAAGAACTCTTGCATAAACACAGGTGTATCTGATCTACGTAAGTCTAAGCCCATTGCTTTTACTTTACCTGGCTTACCTTCTACGTCTGTTCTAAAGCCTTCGTTATCAATTACTAGTGCCGCATAACGTTTCTTAGTAATATACAATCCACTTTTTGCAACAATCTCTCTACCTGCCGCAATAACATCTGCACGACTCTTTGGACAATGGAATGCATCATACATAAAGTCTATAAACGTGCTATCAACAGCATCACTTACTTGGTCATAAAGTTTAATAGCGTTCTCTGTACTCCAAGGAATGTCACCTTTGTCAATCTGCTCTTTAAGTGTAGGATATGCACTAAAATATACCGAGTCTGTATCTCCGTAAATTACTGCATCACCTGTATGATCATACGTACCTGTAATAACTTTATTTGCTTCTGCACTCATATGTTTAACAATAGTACGACCTGATAATGTAGTTGACTGTCCAATACGTTTATCAAAGAATCTACAGCCCGGATTAAGAATAGCACCATACAAACTGTTCAAGTTAATCTTTTTGACTAACTGTCTTTTGTCCCAATACTCAATTTCAGTAGCATTGCCTGCGTCTTT